ACCACCGTTGCTGCCCAAGGGAACACTAGTGCAATTGCGAATAACCTGACAACCTATACAGGTATTGCAACTGCTGTGGCTATTTCCGGAGCATTTACTGCTACCAAAACCGGCACATTTGCTGTATACGTAGCGCAGAATGTTGGTGGTAACGCATCAACTACAACTGTGAATGCTTATTCATATTTAAATCTGACGCGCTTCTCATAAATAACTTGCATTTATAATTCTGTGCAGATAATCTTGGGTTACGTTAAGCACCCCTAATGGTTATCTCATGTCTGATGATTTTTTAAATACGATCAAAGAAAAATATAAAAATCGTATTATTTGTGTCGCGTCTCCCTCACCAGAAAAAACAGATTACCGTTATAATATAGCCCTTATAGAGCTTATTGTGCAAAACTCTCCTTTACTACAAATGAGACTGCACAAAGCGGTTAGTAGCCGGATTGCCGTCAATAGGAATAATATAGTAAGAGACGCTAGGGCTGTTGGTGCCACCGACATACTTTGGATAGATACAGATAGTAAATTCCCCATTAATGGTCTTTTGCGTCTTTTGGAACACGATAAAGATATTATCGGTGCGACCACATGCCAAAGGAATGGTGATGGAATTCCTGTTGGCACACAGCTTGAAATCGGCGTTCAGGCTCCTCTAATAAAGATGGCGATGATTGGGTTTCCGTTTATTCTCACTAGAATGAGTGTTTTTGATAAAATGGATGAGCTTTGGCCACAAGGTAAAGGGGTATATTTTGCAGAACCTCCCCGCTGGAAATGTCCAGAAATAAATACAGTAAATGATGGGCTTATTGGCGAGGATGAATATTTCTGCCATTTGGCTATCTCCGCCGGTTTCGACATTTGGTGTGACATGGAGATGACTACCGAAATAGGCCATATCGGCAGTACGGTGTTTTATATATCTCCGAACAACCTCATTGTTCCAGAGGGCAAAGTGGATGAAAAGCTATGAGTGATATCGTATGCTATATGCCAACATACTCGCCAACCACCGAGGCCGATACCATTCATAGCCGCCCCTACACGCGCCTTTCTAATGATGAAATATCCGCTCGAATTGCAAGTGGTTTTGGCCATATCAAGCCGTGGGTTTACATGGATTGCATAGACTCTATTTCTAACATCAGGCCAGACATTAAGCTGGTTGTTGGTGATGGAAGGAGCACGGAGTCTATCAGGCAGGAAATGAGTAATCATCATTTGGCTACTGAGGCAAAACATGACATCATGTTCTATCCAGATAAAATGTCCCAATGGGTCATTTTTAATGATATTATCAAGACATATTGCACGGAAGAAACAAAATATTTTGTATATAGCAGTTCGGATGTAATCTGGACAATGGATTGGATTGCAGAGGCAATAAAGGAATTTGATAAAGATCCAAAACTGCAAATAATATTTCCCTGCGTTAATCGCGGTGATCCTAACCTACCATGTCAAATTGCCTCTGGCCCACGAGATTTGGATTTAATAAATCCACCATATCAGGATGTGGCTCGCGCACGGGTTTTAAATGCGTATGCGATGATATTCAGGATGGATTTTCTCAGGACTTATGACGGGTATCCTACCATATTCAGGAATTGCTTCAGTGAGTCGTTTCTGGCCTATATGTGCGAGGCAGTCGGTGGCGAAATGAAGTTAATGCCCCGTGGCTGGGTGCATCACTATGGTGAGGGTGATAAATGGACAACCCATGGTAGCGCGTATTATTACACCGAAGAAAAAATGACATTCCAAAGTATTATGAATTTTGTGCTAATGCACAAAGCCATGAAAGCCATGGACGTTAAGTTTCTTAAAAAAGCATTATATAAGCAGGTAGAGTCATGAATGATAATGAAACACTGGGTACACCGCTTGATTTAAAAGGTAGAAAAATTTGTATCGGTTTTCCATCGCCAGATCACATATCGGTTGATTTCCACAATGCAATGATGCAGTTGGTTACACAAACTTCTCAGTTTGTGCCATTGGGGTTAACTAACTCTAATAGCTCAAGAATAGCTGCAAATAGGAATGCGATTGTTAAAAGTGCCCGCGAATTGGGGGCTACCGATATCTTATGGATTGATTCTGATAGCACATATCCAGTTCATTCCTTAGTGAAGCTTCTTATGCACGATAAGGATATTGTCTGTGCTACCACATGCCGCAGAAAGGGTAATGATAGGTCGCCTATTGCTGTGCCATTTGATATGTCATCCATTACACAGAATCAGGTTCTTGTTAAAATGCGGCAGATCGGCTTTCCGTTTATGCTTACAAAAATGAAGGTTTTTGATAAGCTTGATGAAATGGAAGTGACGCAAGGCGGATGCTATTTTGCCGAGCCACCGCGCTGGTTAATGAGAAAGGTGGGGATGGAAGTTGAGGGAACTGAGCCTCTTATCGGTGAGGATGAGTATTTTTGCAATTTAGTTATTAATGCTGGGTTTGATATTTGGTGTGACATGGAATTATCTATGGAAATCGGACATATAGGTAGTACAGTGTTTTATATTCAGCAGCCAGATATTCACAAATCTTCTAATGTAGATATTAAACTATGATTATATTGCCTACCAAGAATCGCCCCTTAAACTTAAAGCGGTTCATTAGGGCATATAAAGAAACCGAATCCACATTACCAATATGGGTTATATTTGATGCCGCTGATGCATATAGGTATAATGATGTAGAAACCCCTGATCATTGGAAAAGGGTTTCTGCGCCAGCCGGTACTAGCCTTGGCGGCATATTTGATCTCATATTTAAAAAATATCCGAATGAAGATTACTATGCCATGGTAGCGGATGATGTTGTGCCGGAAACCGCTGAGTGGGATATAATTATGGCCGCACACTGCCAGCCAGATAAAATCGTATGGGCTAGGGATGATTTGCAGAATGAAAAACTGCCCGTTCACCCATTTATTGGCGGCGATTTGGTAAGACAATTGGGATGGTGGGCGGCACCCGGTTTAAAGCATTGGTTTGTGGATAATGTATGGAAAAATATAGCGGATTCCTTACAGTGTGGAGTGTATCTTGATGAGGTAAAATTAACACATCTTCATTATACTAATGGCAGGGCACAGATGGACAGAACCTATAGGGAGCAGCCCGATCATGGTGTTGACGAAAGAACCTATATTAAATTCATGAAGGACAAATTCCCAGATATTATAAAATCAGTAGAAGTATCACCGCTTTAATGTTAGAATAATCCAAAATCTCACGCTTTAAGATGAGAAGGATACAATATGGAACGTTTCCCACACATGGTGGATATGAGTATATCTGCCGATCAATCAGAATCCAGTTCTCCAATTGTTGGTGCCGTATCAGATAAACCTCGCTATCCCTATGGGCTTGGTATTTGCTTAACACAAGATGAACTTGAAAAACTTGGTGTTGACTATAGCGATTGGGCTGTTGGCGATCACTTTCATCTTCAGGCTATGGCAAAAATTACCAGCATCAGCGAGAACGAAACCGAAGGTGGCAAAAATTGTCGTGTAGAAATGCAAATAGTTGCTCTGGCTGGTGAGGATGAGGATGAAGAAGCCGAGGAGTACTAATCCATGGCAACTGGTAATATCATAAGTATCTGCAATCGTGCGCTTCTTAGTATTGGTAGCCAAGCCCAGATATCATCGCTTAATGAAAACTCTGCACAAGCTAACGTTGCCAATACGCTTTTTACTCCAACCTTTGAACAATTAGCCCGTACTGCGCCATGGAACTGTTTGCGTAAAGAAGCAACACTCACGTTGCTTGCGGCAGCCAATGGTACGCCAGAAAATCCAAATGGCACTACATTACCACTTCCACCCGTGCCGTGGTTATACCAGTATCAGTATCCCAGCGATATGTTGCAGATGCGCTGGATTCAGCCGCAGCTTCCTGCGCCAACAAATGGTGTGCCGATATTTTCCAGCAATACCAGTTCATCAACATGGCTCCCTAATGGCGGTCAAATACCGTATGCGGTAGCCTATGCTACGGATAGCAATAATAACCCGCTGAATGTGATACTTACAAACCAGTCGCAGGCTATTGCTGTTTATACTGTCAACCAGCCCAATCCTCAAATATGGGATTCATTGTTTCAGGCCGCGATGGTCGCCTCATTGGCAGCATATTTTGTACCCGCTCTTTCGTTGCATCTTCCCCTGATGAATGTCCAGATCAAACTTGCAGAGGCAATGATTCAGCAGGCGAGAGTACGTGACGGCAATGAAGGCGTTACATCAATGGATCATGTTCCCGATTTTATTCGTGCGCGTAATGGTGCTACTGGGATGGCTGGCCGCTTTGGATACCAAGGTTATGGCGCTTATTCATCCATGAACTGGCCGGGGTATTAACTTGTGTCATATAATTCCATCCAGAACGGTTTTTCAGCAGGTGAGATAAGCCCGCGTTTATTCGGCAGGACAGACCTTGCAAAGTATAAGCTTGGCTGCTCAACACTTCGTAATTTCTTTGTAGATTATCGCGGCGGCGCATCTTCTCGCCCAGGTCTTGCTTATGTTGGTATGTGCAAACAAGGCGCACCAAACGCAGGCGGGACTGCAACAAACAATCCGCCAAGGGATATTCCATTCCAATTCTCAATTAGCCAAGGGTACGCGCTGGAATTTGGCGACGTTTATATGCGTATAAAATCAAATGGCGCATATGTTACAGAGTCAGCAAAAAATATTACTGGAATCACTCAAGCTACCCCCGGTGTTTTTACTATAAATAGTCATGGCTATAATAATGGTGACTGGGTGTATATTTCTAGTGTTGGCGGAATGACCGAATTTAATGGATTAACTTGGATAGTACAAAACAAAACTACCAATACTTTTTCTGTTACCGATTTATTTGGCAATTCTATTGCGACATCTTCTTATCCTACATGGACTTCCGGCGGAACGGCAGCAAGAATTTATACTGTTGTTTCCCCATATAATGCCGTTGATTTACCATTCCTGAAATACACGCAAAGTGCCGATACGATGACTCTTACCTTGGTAAATCAAGAGACGAATACGGAATATCAATCTTATGAGTTAGTGCGAAATGGCGCTACCAATTGGACTTTTACTGCTGATAGTTTTGCCTCAGCTATTGCGGCTCCAACGGGCGTTGTTGTCACCGCGCAATCTTCTACTACAACGACTACGTTTTATAGCTACGTTGTAACTGCTGTTGACGCAACTACTGGTGAAGAAAGCGTTGCATCGACTGCGGGTACGGTAGAAAACAATGATATAGCAATTAATGCCGGATCTAATACAATTACATGGAATACCGTCGCTGGGGCAAGCAGCTATAATGTTTATGGCGCAACACCATCATATAGTGTTGCTGTACCTGTTGGTTCGTCTTTTGGTTATCTGGGCACATCATTCGGCACTCAATTTGTTGATACCAATATTGTCGCGGATTTTACTACCGTGCCCCCAGTACATAATAATCCCTTTGCTCGCGGCTCGATAGCCGGTGTAACTCCGACTGCCGTAGGATTCAGTTATTCACAGTCAACCACAAGTTATACCATTTCTACTTCTACTGGTAGTGGCGCTAGCATTACACCAGTAGTAACCAATGGAAAGGTGTCCGGTTATATTATTAATAATGGAGGCCAAGCATATTCCTTATCAGATACTATAAGTATAACCAGTTCCGGTTCAGGAATGCTGGCAACTGCTACATTAAATGTTGGGCCGGAAACCGGCACATATCCCGGCACATGTGCATATTTTCAGCAGCGCCGCGTATATGCTTACACGCTTAATAATCCCGATACATATTTCATGAGTCAGCCCGGTGCATTTTCCAACATGGACTCATCTATCCCTGCCACTGATTCAGACTCAATTACAGGCGCACCGTGGGCGCAGCAGATTAATGGCATTCAATTTCTTGTGCCCATGCCCGGAGGATTGGTTATTCTCACTGGTAAGGGTGCGTGGCAGCTTAATGGCGGCACGAGTGCTGCCATCACTCCCGCTGATCAAACAGCGGCTCCGCAAGCCTATAATGGCTGCCACTTCCATCTTGAGCCTATTGTTATCAATTACGATATACTTTATGTACAGGCCAAGGGCAGTATCGTGCGGGATCTTTCCTATAACTTTTTTGTTAATATTTATACCGGCACTGATGTAACGGTTCTTTCCAATCATTTATTCGATTTTCATCAGATGCAGCGATGGGCATATGCTGAAGAGCCATTTAAGATTATATGGGTGGTGCGCGATGATGGCATAATGCTATCGCTAACATATCTTAAGGAGCAGGATGTTTATGCTTGGGCGCGGCACGATACAAATGGATTGTTCATAAGTGTCTGTTCAGTAACAGAACCGCCCGTTGATGCTATTTATGTCATTACGCAACGCTATATTACAACTCCGGGTGTTTGGTGTTATTATTCTGAGCGTATGGATAACCGTAACTGGGAAACAGTTGAGCAGTGCTTTTGTGTGGACGCAGGACTATCTCTGCCAATGTCCTACCCAAATGCAACATTGACCCCTGCGGCAGCTAATGGAACTAGTAATATTTCAGGGATCAATTTAATATCCGGTGGCACCCTATATACGTCACCAACCGTAACTGCGATTGATCCAACGGGAGAAGGCAGTGGATTTGCCGCAACGTTATCTTTAACTGGCAGGGTCATTACGGGGTATAGCATTTCCAACCAGGGAATAAATTATCAGCCAGGAACTCAGTTAGTCGTATCGGATATTACTGGATCTGGCGCTATTCTCGCCCCGCTTATAACCAATAATGTTGCTTTTTTAGCATCAGCCAGTGTATTTACGGCGGGGATGGTAGGTGATGTGATACGCATAGGAAACAATAATGCATCACCATCTACGGGTTTTACTATTGCCCCAAGCGGCGGCGGTAAGGCGGTAATCACTAGCTATAATTCGGGAACCTCTGTAATAGCGAATATTATTACTCCGATTACTAATGTTGTTACAGATGACCCCAATAACACACCAATTCCAGTTAACTCTAATTATTGGTCTATTTCAACACCGGTTTCGTCGGTAAGCGGCCTTAATCACCTGAATGGTATGCAGGTTGCAATTCTTGCGGATGGTAATGTTGTGGCCAATCAGGTTGTGACAAATAATAGCATAACCCTACCGACATCTTATTCAGCAATAACTATAGGCTTGCCGTTTACTGCGCAACTTCAGACGCTTTATCTCGATGCTCCAGCCCAGCAAACTATGCAAGGAAAACGTAAAAACCTATCTGCTGTGACTGTGCGTGTAGAAAATACTCGTGGTATATTCGTCGGGAGCAACCAGATTGACGCATCAACACAGCCAAATAATGTGGCACCCACATGGACAGGTTTATACGAAATGAAGCAAAGGAATTCCACAAATTTTCCGGGAACGCCAATTCCGTTATACACAGGGGACTTGCGTGAATTGATTATGTCTGAATGGGCAAAACCGGGGCAGATAGCCATACAAACAACATATCCAATAGGTGTTAACATATTGGCAATCATACCAGAATTTCAGACAGGGGATTCTACGGGCTAGTCTTATGGGAGCAGTATATAAAATGGACACTATAGACCCCGATGGGCACGACCCAGAGATTATAGTCGTGGAAACTGAGCCTGAGCATGTTCGGTATTTGGGCGCAAATTTGAGGGATAGGGAAATACAGTTAGGGAGCAAAGTTGGCTTTCCCGCACATCGGGCACTTTGGCGGATATATAAAAAATCCATCATATGCAAAACCGTATTTGTAAATGGTATGGTAGTGGCTATTTTTGGTTTGACTGGCAGTATAATGGGTAAAACAGGTCGCCCGTGGTTCGTGGCGTGTCCATTTGTTGAGGGGTATCCATTGAAATTGGCCTTCCGCTATAGAAGTGAAGTTAAAAATATGCTAAAGTATTTTCCAGTACTGGAAGATTATGTTGACATTAATGATGAAAAAACAATACGCTTGCTTGGTTTGATCGGCTTTAAGTTTGAAAAGCAAAACCGAGCAGTTGGGCAAGCAAACTTTGTAAGGGCTACGTTGGTAAGGTAATATGGCCGCTGTTATTAAAAAATGCACTATAGCCGATTTAGAGTCCGCACCCAATATTGCAGATTTGCTGGTGGAATACGCCGCAGAATCGTCCATTGATGGATTACCTAAGCCATCCGCTAAAGTGGATATGTATAAGCACCTTGAAAGCCTTGGTACGCTGTCTACTTTTGGCGCATTTATTAATGATGCGTTGATTGGGTACATTACGGTATTGTCACCTATTATGCCTCATTATAGCACTATTATTGCCGTGGCAGAGAGTTTCTTTGTGGCTAAAGAGTACAGGAAAACTGGGGCGGGGCTAAAACTTCTTCATGAGGCCGAAAGCCACGCAAGGGCAGTTGGCTCACCCGGCCTTTTAGTTAGCGCTCCATTTGGCGGAAATTTAGCCGAAGTTTTACCGCATATTGGCTATAATGAAACGAATAGGGTATTTTTCAAGAGTTTGCACAATGTTTAGTATAGCGCCCATAACAAACACAATTCCTACTATGTCTGACGCCGCTATAGATAAGGTTCGCCAGTTTGAATCGCAAGCATTATCCATGCCGCAAATAGATATCCCAACGTCTCATGTTATTCATGCGGGCATGTATGCCCGCACAATAATGATTCCTGCGGGAACAATTTTAACTGGTGCTCTTATTAAAATCGCCACCATCCTTATAATTAACGGCAATGTTATCGCTTATATTGGTAGTGAAACAATCGAATTTACCGGGTATAATGTTCTGCCAGCGAGCGAGAATCGTAAGCAAGCATTTTTGGCAAAAACAGATACATATTTAACGATGATTTTTCCTACCGATGTCGATAATATCAATGATGCGGAAGAGCAATTTACCGATGAGGCAGATATGTTAATTTCGCGCAAGACAGGAGAATAGGATGTCAGGTGCTATTTCCGCTGTTTCTGCCGCAGGTGCCGCAGCCGCTGCTGGTGGTGCCAGTACTTTAGGTGTTGCCGCTGCTGCGGCAGCCGCTAATGCTGGCGCTATTGGACTAATTGGCACAGGACTATCTGCTGCGAGTTCGATTGCTGGGGGGATGCAGCAAGCGCAATCTGCGAAATACAACGCGCAGATACAATCTAACAACGCTCAAATAGCTCAACAGAACGCTACTTTTGCAGGTGAAGAGGGCGCGGCCAATGCTGGAGCAGAGCAGCAAAAAACACGCGCTCAGGTCGGCGGCATTAAGGCTGCTCAGGCGGCTAATAATGTCGATGTTAATAGCGGCTCGGCGGTTGATGTACGCAGCAGTGCGGCAGAGCTTGGTGAATTGAACGCCATTACAATCAGAAGTAATGCTGCCAGAACTGCGTATGGATATCAAACTGCTGCTGCGAGCGATACTGCGCAGGCAGCATTAGATAAACAACAGGCGCAATATGATACGGAGGCTGGAGTAGTTAAGGCGGGTACAACCCTTTTGGGCAATGTGGCTACTGGTGCTCAAAATGGTATGTGGAATAGTTTCCTAAATGAAGGGGCAATGGGTAGTGTAACTACTGGCTCTGGTGCCGTAACATCTGGAACGGGTGGGCTATATTAATGCCTGAACGCGCCGCACCAGTCCCATATACCCCATACCCCACCGAGCAAGCTGGCGGCGGCGGTGGTACGCCTATGGGTGTTCGGGCAACGCCTGAAGATTTTGGCGCACAAGTAAGTCAGGCAACTGAAGCGGCGGGTAAGGAGGGGTTTGATGTAGCCCAGCATTATCAGGACATTTATAACGACTCAAGAGCGCGCAATATTGTTACGCAAGGATCATTGCAACTTGGTAATTTGGAAGCGCAGTATAAACAGAATCGCGGGAATAATGCGGTTGGAGCTTTGCAAAGTTTTCAAAAGCAAGCATTAGATTTACAGTCCCAAATGGTCACTAGCGCAGGTAATCCTATGGCCGCAGATAAGGTCAAGGCAGATTTTGCCAGAGAAGTAGACAACTCAATGCGAAGCGCGGGTGATTGGGCTGGTCAGCAAGCAGAAGCGGCACATTTGCAGTCTTATGATTCTCAAATTGCGGCCAAGGTGAATCTTGCCGCTATGCACGCTGGAGACACGAGTAGATTTAATGATGATCTTAGCGATATCGCAACATTGAGTGCAGAAAAATCAGCCTATAGTGGCCATGACTCCGCCACAGCAGATCAAATAATGTCCCATAATATTGGCGAGGCTACCTATGCTAGCATTCGCTCATTAACCAATAGCGACCCTAATGCCGCACAAGCACTTTACGAAAAAATGAGGGATGGCGGCATTACTGCTGTTAGGGATGGCAAGCAGGTAACAATACCATATCTTGACGCGGAGCATCGTGCTCGCATTGAAACCATGATGGGCACAGCCAATCAGGAGCGTCAGATATCGCAATACACCGATCAATTCCCCAATATGACGACTGAAGAAATTCAGAATACAGTTGCTGGTTTAAAGAAGAAACCAGATTCTTCTGATGGTGCGTCATCGGATATTAGTAGCGCAATTAGCAAACAAGAGCATCCAGGATCAAAGCCAGAGCCGGTAAGCATTGATGGTGCTGTCGGTAATCATCAGATAATGCCGGATACATTTGCTCTGTACGCAAAACCGGGCGAAAAGATAGATAATCCGGCAGACAATGACGCGGTTTATGGCCGTATTATGGCCGATTATCAGAAAAAATATAATAACGATCCTGCCCGCATAGCAACTGCTTATTTTTCTGGTACGGGCAATGTTGCCCCAGCGGGAAGTCCTACACCGTGGATTAAGGACGCTCAGGACGGTAATGGAAAAACTGTATCATCTTATGTTAAGGATGTGCAAGACCGTATCGGCAAGGGAACTGGCGTTACGCAAGTGGCCACATCTCAGGATAATTGGCTACATGATACCGTTGCAGATGCGGCTAATAAGTATCTCAAAAAAATTAATGATGATCCTCGCGGCACATGGGATTCTATGCATGGTGGCGGACAACCAATTAACATCAGTGATTCAAAAAGCGTGGCATCAGGAATACAAACTGCGTTGGCAATTTCTGGCCAATATAATGTGCCCGTAGCAAAGGCGGTATGGAGTAAAAACGATGCCGCAAGACTAGTCAGCAATTGGGAATCGATGCCATTAAATTCTGATGATAATGGTGTACAATCGAAACAGTCAACGCTTATGGCCATTCGAGAGGGTGCTGGGCCATATGCTGCCGATGTGCTTGCCCCTCTTAAGGCGACAAGTCCAAACATTGTATATGCGGCAGGAATTGACGATCCAAAAACCGCCATGGAAATTGTTAAGGGCGACGAAAGAATTAGAGAAGATAAAGACAAGGATTTGCCACTTTCAAAAGTTGATGCACGTATGCAAGCGGCGGGATATGACCAAACGCTTCTGCCTCAGCAATACGATCAGGTAAAATCTGCCGCTAGGTCTGTTTTCGCGGCAAGATATAGTTCTGGGCAAAATATACAGGACGATGCTATAGATGGCGTTATAAAAGACTCCCTTGGCGGCATGAGTCAGTCTACATATAATGGGAAGACAATTTTGACGCCTCCGCACGTAAGTGCCAATCAGATGGAAACTTTTTTAAATGGTGTAACCAACAATGATCTTTTGGTTGGTATGCAAAACGCTAATATGCAGTTAACTAACAGCATTGGCCCCTCCAATATAGAATTACCACGCGGGAAAAATGGCGATACATTTCAGGTGGGGCAAACCCCATTCACCTTGCAATCTGTTGGCCCCGGATTGTATTTGGCGTTGCAACCAAATGGTGAGGCATATGCTGCACCGGGAATGAAGGGAGGCAAGATGTTTTTGAAATTTAATCCCGAACAAATAGTAGGAAAGAATAGTGAAATAGCTGCCCAACCAGATAAGACTTCGCAATTAGAGAAAGAGGGCGGAGTTCTGTAATGTTTGGAAATACTCAGAATGATGTGCTTGATGCGGGTGGGGCAGCGAGTCAGCCAGATTCCATGCGTCCGCCGCCTTCATTTTTAGAAAATGTTATTTCATCTGGTGTCAGTGGTGCGATGGGACATAACTCAGAAATTGGTAGTGTCTATCTTGGGCAGAGGTTTCTTCATGATCAGACAGAAGCAATCAGGGCACATGACCCAGATTTTGCAGCTAGTTTAAAAAATCATTATGGTGCGCTGCCTGATGTTGAAAATGGGATGTTCTCTGGCAATCCAGAAATTGGTACTTTCGCTGCTCATTTGGCGGGTGCGAATCCAAAGCAGGATTTGGTTGATACCATAGAATCACAGCATAAAATTGAGGAGTGGAAAAGAAACCACCCAGAAGCAGCGGATGTTCCTTCTATCAATCAGGGGATTGCTCAAGTAAAAAATCAACAAGACATTGTTGATCAGGAGGCACAAGAAGCTGAGCAGCGGGCATCTGGTGTCAATATTCCTGGTGTTGGCAAGGTAACTGGCTCTGGCTTACTTGGTGGTATAACCGCCTCATTTGCCCCCAGTAACCCCGCACAAGCTGCTTTCAATATAGCTCTGGCTGGTACTGGTGGAATAAGCAAAGACATTATAGCGAATATGGGAAGCAGGATCACTGCTAATGCCGTGTCTAATGGCGTATTGTCAGCAGTTAGTCAATCCGTTCTTGCTGCTCCTGCCGCTGAGCAGTACGGCGTAGAGCGGGATTACAAGCAGGAGGCGTTTGGGGTTTTAACTAACACGTTACTTGGCGGGATGCTTTCTGGTGTACATGAGATAGGCGAGCATTATTTACCAGCAACAACTGTTAAGGGCATGGGAGAAGTGAGGGATGCAGTTGATGGTGCCGCAAAACAATCTGGCGTAGTTGGCGATGCGGTGCGCGAATTAAGTGCAGCCAAAACCCCTGACGAAGCATCGGCAATCGCAGCTAATTTGCCACTTGAAACAAGGCTTGACGTTTTGCATGAAGTAAATCCAAAACCATCAGCGGAAACACGCGGTGTTATACAGGCCGGTGAGCGTGATTTGCTCTTGGAGAATGGTTTTAAAGAAGCAAATATTGAGTATCCAGATGGCATACAACATGCAGATAAAGTGGAGAAAGCTATCGAGGCCGGAAAGCCCATACCGGAAACTCCGCAAAGCGGCATGGCAAAAACCGCTGGATCTGGAGTATTGAAGGTAGAAAAAACTGCGGACTCTATGGATAATGTTCCGTTGCCTTCAACACAAGAGCCACAGAAACCAAAAGTCCCCATTATCAAAAAGCCAATTCGGGCATGGTTACAGCGTCAAGGTGGTGTGCGTGCTGGTTCCAATCTGGCCGGTGAATTGAAGAATATGGGTATTCGTAAGCCAGGATTGATTCGCACGCTTGGCAGATTGGGTGATGTTGATAATATTCCCCATGAAGAATGGGTAAAAGAATTTGGTCATGCACCTACGGATGAAACCGGGAATTATGTCAGTAAGCAGCATATTCTAGACGAAATTGAAAAAGAACAAAAGGGCATATCCAATAATGCTGAGAAATCTACTGGCGTTGAGGCAGGTAGTCATGAAGATTTAGAACGATATGCTGAAGAGCACGGCGTGGAAACCGGAGATAAAAGCGTAGATGATGTTCTGAAGGAAATAAAAGATCAGCAAGAGCAGTTAGAATGGGCGCGGATTGCGGATGAGGAAAAAGAATCTATTGGTGCCAGAGAAGCAGAAAGAGAAGCATTAGATCAGGAAACGCAAATTAAATATGACGCCCTTGCAGAAAAGGTGATGCCAACAGAAAAAACTGCCGCTGGTGAACAAGGTGTTATTCCGGGTGCGGAAAAGATAAGCGAAAAAAGTTTGGCTGAACGGGTAATGAGTCGCCTGATGAAGTCTAACAAAGAACAAAAGCCAGCCAATGAGGGATTGTTTGATACTGGCGCTCAGAAACAAGACGAATTATTTAAGGATGTAAAGCCAGATTCTGCCGCGCCAATTGACGATGATAAGCAGACTACAGTAAAAGACGCCATCAAAGAAATTAAGGATCACGAGGATTTATTCAAAGCTATGACAACTTGTATGATTGGATAATAGCATGGCATTTTTTGATTGTATGGTAAAAGCCCTAAAAGAGGGGCGCGTTACCGAAAAGATGTATCAGGGGATGGAGGATCACCTGAAAGCCAATGGTATTGATTTGCAAAAATCAGATTTTCACACTCCCGAAGAAAGAAAAATCCTTGAAGATGCCATCCGTAATGTTGATGAGCAAATGGCGCTAAAGAAGAAGCAACTAGTTCTGGCCACAGAAGCAAGAGAACGTAATGAAAAAATGCTGCGAACGGGCGTAAATAAGCCGACCATTATTGAAAATCCTGTGATGTCAACGCTAATAGATTCATTACAAAAGATTGATAATCGTTCATCCGTCATTAAACAACAGTGGGGCGCACAGATAGATAAATTTTTCCAGAAATATGCTAAAGGGAACTTCCTAGGAAATTTCCTTCGTAATGAAACTGACCGCGACAAGTTTGGCCGTGAAATGATGGTTGAGGGAAGCAGTAAAAGCGGCGAGCATGGCGGACTGGCCAAAGACGTGCAAAAAGTCATGGATGAGTCAGTAAGGCGGCGTAGTGATGCCGGTGAAGATATTAAAAGATTATCTCACTATGGACTGCCCACAAACCATGACGGTATTGCAATGGGCAAAAGCGGCTTTGCTGCTTGGTCTAAAAGCGCAATGGAAAACTTTGCGACAATTGGTGGAAAGCCATTAAAGGCAATTAAAGATTTGCCAAAAGTATTAAAGCAAATGTTTGACGATATTAGAAGTCAACATGCTGGGCTGTCACCTTCTGATTCACTTGAGCAGCATCGCGTAATTGGTTTTGGTAATGATTACGATAAATGGAAAGCCTATAATAAGGATTTCGGCATGTCGGCGGGCGATCCCGTAAATGCTATTCAAAGTCATCTGTCTGCCGCTGCCAACAAGATTTCCATGATGGAAGAATTCGGCCCCAAGCCGGTGGCAATGATAAAGCATCTTAGGGATTTTGCTTTTAAAACCGCCAGTGAGACAAGTAATGATGTATCACAAATAGCTCGCGACCTTAAGAAATTTGATGGCATCTATAGAAGCATGACCGATACCGATTCGCCGCTTTCTAAGGCCGGGGCTTTTTATCAGGGATTTCGTAGTGCTATTTATATGCGGATTGCTGAAGTTGCATACTTGTCACAGGCTACGGTAGATTTGTTTTCTAGGGTGCCCACACTTAAAATGATTAATAATCTTCCCGCTTCTTCGATAACGCATATGTTCGGCAACTATCTAAAAACGCTTGGTAGTGACGATGCGCGGCAATTGGCATTACGTGCCGGTGTGGCCGGGGATAACTTCTTTAGTGAATTGCATAAGGGCAATGATGCTATCATACGCGATCATCCTATTATGGGGCGCGTAATGAGCGTTAATGACCCTATGGCGCGGGCATTTTTCGTACACGCGCACATGGAAAGTCTACCACGAATCATGGCTCTTGATTTCCTAAGCAATTTTGCTCGATGGAAAGATATGGAATTCAAAGATTTGCCGATACGGGATTCAATGGAGCGTAACGGCATTAGTGAATCAGATTGGAATGCATTTAGGCAAACCGAGGTTGCTGAACATAATGGCGTTAAGATGCTACAGCCAGTGGATATGCTTAAGCGCACCGACATGAATTCTAAGACTCTCCGAGATATTGCAACAAGAATAGGCATGTATATCAATGGGGAATCACGGGAAACGGTGCCTGCGCCTAATCTCAGGAACCGCTATGCCCTTATTGGCAATCCAGATCCAAATAGTGTATCGGGTATGATTGCCAGAGATATGACGATTGCCTTGCAATTCACTATGTCCACCATGATGATGTTGCAGCGGGGATTTATGTTAAAACAGGGGCTGGCTTCTAAAATTGGTTTTGCAGGTGCTGCTGGTATGGCTCTATTGACGGCTAATGCCATGCGTATGCAGGCTAAGGCGGTAGTTTCAGGCAGGGATTTCTATACGATGAATCCGACAACACCCCAAGGCCGCGAGTTCTGGAAGACTAACCTTATGTCCAGCGGTTTTGCTGGCCCATCACTTGATTTACTTAATCCCCAGCACTCCGGTAGCGTAACCAGTACCATAGGAAAGGTAGCAGAGGCTGGGATTAAAGGGGCGGAATACGAGGGCGGATTAACCAATAAAAATCCCCATGCGGCAGGTAAGATATTTAATGAGGCGCGACATTTTGTGCCTGGTGCCGATGGTTGGTGGTCACAATTATTGATGCAGCACGGTGCTTTAGATGCGGCACAGCGTGAAATTGACCCAAATGCCCAAAATGAATGGAACCATACAAATCAGTATTATCAGCATACATATGGGCAGCATTTTTTCTGGCCACATGGTCAATCAATGCCAAATAGAGCACCTCAATAACCTCTTTCCATTTACTTGAATATACGCTAAAATACATCAAAACAAGAGCGCGTTAAGCGCCGGGTAGGTGTGCGATAACAATTTCTACAACTTCCTCATCTCAAACATTTTTAGGAAATGGAGCAACCACTTCATTTACCTTCAATTTTGTTGCGGATTCTGCTTCTGATATTGAAGTTATTTTCACTTCCGGCAATACCGTCACAATAGTTAATCCGACACAGTATACGTTGGTTATAAATCCTGCTGCTACAAATTCTATTTGGGGCGTAGGCGGAACTGTGACTTATCCGTTGGTAGGATCCCCTATCGCTAACGGCACCACACTTACGGTTGCTCGAATACTTCCGTACACACAAAATATAACTATTGCCAACCAAGGTGATTTTTCTCCTCAAGTTATTGAAGAAATGGGTGACACCCTTGAAATGCAGATTCAACAATTGGCCGCTCGTACCACCCAATTTCGCGGCACATGGAAAACGGGGGTATCTTATACTACCGGCGATATTGTTCAGGACGGAACAAATGGCTTAGATACTTTAAATTATTATATCGCCCAAGTCGGAAATGTTTCTGGCACATGGTCTACTGACCTTGCCTCTGGTTATTGGGCAATTTCAGCACTGGCATCCGTGCCAACTGGAAACTTGACTCTTACTGGTGACGTAGCTGGTTCTGGGGTTACTCCCATCGCTACGACCTTGGCGACGGTAAATTCAAACGTAGGCGCTTTTACCAATGCCAGTATTACCGTTAATGCCAAGGGGCTGGTGACGGCTGCAAGCAGTGGTTCTGCGACATCCGGTACGGTAACTAGTGTAACGTTCACTGGTGATGGAGTATTACAAAGCTCAACACCATCTTCTGCTGTAACGACTAGCGGCACTTTGGCGGCGGCGCTGATATCGCAAGCTGCAAATAAAGTTTTATCTGGCCCATCTTCAGGTGGAAACGCTACTCCGACCTTCAGGAGTTTGGTTTCTGCCGATATACCTGCTTCAGTCTCTTTGGTCACGCCCTTATTGGGTACGCCTACATCTGGCAATCTATCGAACTGTACAAACGTGCCAGTTAGTTTAATGACAGCATTAGGGGTGGGATCGATTATTTTTGGCACTACTAATGCTACCATCAATCCCGCCGTTCCGGGGACACCACAAGCTGCATCCCATATTACTCCTGTCTACTTGGCGGCGGGTCCAGGGATCGCTAGTAGTGGGGATTCTATAGCAGGCACATGGAATCCGTTAATGAGTAATGGAAGTGCTAATACAGCGAATTTGACACTTTGGCAGAGGGTAACATGAACATTACATCAGCATCAAACCCCATTTATTCCAAATCTGATAATTCTACCATCGATGTGGAAGCCACATTTGATAATGGCCAGACTTATCCTTACACCGCAGCAGCATATGATAATACACCCCATGGTATGCAGCTTTGGGCTGATCTTAATTCAGGTAAATATGGCGCAATCGCGGCTTATGTACCGCCGTCACAATGATAGAAAAATAAAAAGGAAAAATTATGGCTCAATTACCACCAAGACTAAGAAGTATGTTATCGGCACCTGTGCTGATGAACAACTTTATTGCGGTTCAGTCGGCTTTACTTTCGCCGGGAACGGGTAGTATGTCGGTAACATTTACCAATATACCCAGCACACAGCGCGTAACGTTCAAGATTGCCAACACGGGCACAAAGACGGCCTATATTTGCGGAAGCGGGTCAACCAGTACGAATGGGATTGTTGCTGCTGTGGCATCCACTGCGACACCTCAACCGACGTCCACGCTTATTAGTACGTCCACATGCGACGCAATACCCGCCGGATCTATTCATACTTTGGATTATATAGCTTTCACCGACACAATCTCAGCTATTTGTGGCGCAACAAACTCAACGACTCTGGAAATCAGCATTGGCGAAGGACAGTAATTATGGCTAGTTCAACATTCAATCAGCAAGAAACCGATGCGGGTTTTGCGTTGCTAAAAGACATTGTGGCGATTGTCAAAGACCCCAAATCAATCGATGATGCATATGAGCGCCGGAGGAAAGCAGCGGCCTTAACTGATGAAGAAGTTAAAAAATCAGAAGAGGCTCGCGCAACTATTGCTACAGCCGATAAAATAAAACAAGAAATTGCGGAACAAAAAACATCGTTGGAAGCAGAAAGGGCCGCTCACATTGCAAATGTTGATGCGCACAATAAAAAAGTAAAGTCAGAAACTGAGCGACTGGCTGAGCGCGAGAAAACGCTTAACAATATTTCTGCATCTCATCAGGAAACTGAAAAAAGTCATAAGGAGCGCGAAAATGCGCTTCAAATACAAGAAAAGGAAATTTTAGATAAGCGCCTTTCTTTGGAAGCGGAATTCAAGCAAAGATTTGATGCGGTTTCTGCAAAAGAAAAATTATTGGCGGATGAAGATTTTCGCCTTAAAAAAGAAGATAAAAGACTAAAAGAAAAAGCCGGTAGATTGGCAGCCGAAGCCAACAGTTAGGTATGCGTAATGGTCTACAAAAGCAGCATGACTCAGGCCGGTGGCGGTGGTGGAGTATCTTCGATTAATGGGGATACAACAGCAGCCCAGTTAATAACAGGCGGCACAGGAATTAATGTCAATACTTCTGGGGGTGATACAGTAATAACTGCAACTGGTGCAGGATCTGGGACAGTAACTACCACGGGTACTCCAGCCCTAAATGGCATTGCAATATTCTCTGGCTCTACTTCTATAACGAGCACAAGTCTCGTAGGCGACATAACTACTTCTGGAGCCACAGCGACCTTGGCGACGGTTAATTCCAATATAGGGTCATTTGGCTCTTCAAATTTTATACCTACATTTACTGTAAATGCTAAGGGGATTCTAACAGCGGCGGGTACTACATTAATTTCTGCCCCCGCATCTTCTCTTACTGGCACTGCGATAGGCTCAACCGTTGTAACGTCATCTTTAACGTCCGTTGGGACATTAACTGGCGGTTCAACAGGTGCCGGATTTACGGTGGCTCTTAGCACATCTACATTGACTGGAAATATCGCTACAACCAACATGCCAGTGAATCAAACTTACCGCCAGATTACCTTTGATTTGGATGGGCAAGGTAGCGCTATTGCCGGTTCGGGGACATGGTATCTTGCGTCAATACCATATGCAGGGACGATTACAGGGTGGAATATAGTTGCAGACAAAAGTGGTTCAATAGTAATTGATGTCTGGAAGCAAAATGCGTCCGTACCAACCGCATCGAGTACAATAACGGCATCGTCCCTCCCAACCCTTACTTCTGCACAATCGGCATTTTCTGGAAGTATAGCAGGATGGAAATCGACTGTATCGGTCGGCGATGTATTCGCGTTTAACGTCAATAGCGCATCTACTATAACAAAGGCAAGTTTAACTATACGGGTGAGCGCATCATGAGCGATTACGACGATAAAGACTGCACTGGCTGGGATTTGTCAGACCGAACGGATATGGATGGTCTGACGATACATGGGATATGTTTATCCCAGCATGTTCCAGACACCGCTTGCTTGCCAGCGAATTTAACTGGCGTGACGTTCCTTGCGTGTAATTTGGATAATGTTTTAATTCCACCCGGCAACATAGTTGATCCCACATGCTCAACGCGCAGGTTCATGAATAATCCGGATGATAATTCGGACTGGCTGGTGGACGAAAACAACAACTTTATTTCACAATTGAACTGATATGGCGTTGGCATCTGGCTCCTTATTCAACGTCACCGCGACAGCAACAACGGGAAACGTGAATGGCGCGGGCTTTAACCCGGCCAATGTAAACTTCCCCACTGATGGCGTAATCGCTTCCGGCACGGGTGCATCTCCGACCATATCCTCAGCCACCCATTCATTCGCTGCTGGCGATGTGGGTGCTGCCATATTCCTACCAACTCAGGCCAATATAGTGCAGGGGTTTTATCCGATTGCAAGCGTGGCTGGTGGCGTTGCCACATTAAATGCAGCAGTGGGTGCTGCTTGGCAATTCAATGCAGCCACCAATATGTACGCGCCATCTACCGTTGCCGGATGTGCGACAACATCTGCGCCAACAGGTATTGAATACGGCGTGAATTATGCGATGCAAGATACGGCTATCATCAATGGCGTAGCCGACTTCACGGCATTAGGTGCATCAACCACGATGACCTCGGCCACTGCAAACTTCACCCCTGTGATGGTTGGCAACTTCTTTCACCAGACGACTACTGGAACGGGCGCTTTCGGTGTGGTTGGCTGGTATGAGATTGTTAGCTATGTCAGCGCAACCACAGTTGTTTTAGACCGTACCGAAAATACGGGCACGACCTCGGTTGCCTGTACTGGATATGTGGGGGGAGCGGGGCGCTTCAATGGCCTAGAAAACACCTTTCAAGCTATGTGGCCAGCAGCCAGCAATGTCTGGGTTAAAAATGGAACATATACCTTTAGTGCGGGAATAAGCACTGGTTCTACCAATTCCACATCCACAAGCCCATCAAGTATAGTTGGATATAATATCATACCCGGCGATGTTTGTAATCAAGGTAATAGGCCAATATTTGCACTCGGTGCTAATTCCGTGACATGGAGTCAATCCCAGTATTTTATTAATATTATAATAACTGGCACCGCTGCTAATACAGTTACTTTCGGAACCGGAAACAATATAGTTAATTGCAAAATCACAAATAGTAGTATTACCACATCACGTAATGCAGTACAACCAGCCAACCAAAACGGAGCGAACACATCAATACTTGGCAGTGAAATTATTTCCCAAAATGGAAACGCCCTAAACATATCTGTAGCCAATCCATGCTGCATAGTGGGTAATTATATCCATGATTCTGTTAACGGTATTGCTGATACGCATAGCACAAGTATCGGTAATCTAATTTCCAATAACCTTATGGAATCTAATACAACCAACGCTATAAGGATAACGAATGCTACTTTTAATACTATTCAAAACAATACTTTCTACGGCAGCGAAGCAAAAATGGGTATTGGTTTGGATTTTACTAGCGCGTCTACAACTAGTCAAATATTCAATAATATATTTTATGGCCTTACCACTGGATTCACCAATACGACAACTAACGCCGGTAGTATAATAAGTATGTATAACGACTACTTTAATAATACTACGGACGTAACGCTCGTAAACAAGGGATCCACTGATTTAGCCCTAAACCCCACTTTCACCAGCGTTTCACAAGTTACTGGTACGGTTGGTCAAGGTTTGGCTGGAAGTAAATTTCAAGACATCACGCAAAATTTTGTTACAGCGGGCGTAGTTGCTAATAGAGACTATCTTCATATTACAAGCGGAGGGTCATTAACCGCCGGGGGGTATTTAATTACTGCTATAACTACTACCACAAACACTAACGATACGCTCACCTTGAATAACAGCCCCGGCACTGGTGCAGCAACAGGCGTGTACTGGATTACGGTAGGGCATAATTTCACGGTTGGCAATTCGTCATTAAAGGGCGCGGGTTTCCCATCGTTTACCAATACAACGGGAAGTTTAACGACAGGCTATCCAACTCCGGGCGCGATTCAGGCTCAGGCGACAGGTGGTACGGCAGGAACGGTGGGTTATGCATATTCTTCTTAGTCTTTTAATACCAATTTGCGCTATAGCCAACCGTGGCCGTGGCTCCCAATTGTTTGGGATAACGAATTCTACCGTTGTCGGTAGACTGGTCTCGATGGCACTGATCGCTATGAGCCTTACTATTTTGACAAGTAATGCACTTTTACTTCCCATTACCTTTGCCGGACTCATGCTCTGGTGCACTCCCGCTTGGGATTCTTACTGGTCTGCTGAGATTGGGGATAGCGCCCATAGCAAATTATGGGGGTGCTGCATGATGTTTTTGCGCCAATTATTAATTGTCCCGATGTTTGCCGCCCAATGTTACTTAACAAATGGTAACTATTATTTTATTTCAACAGCTTCAATTTATTGGCTGCCTTATTTTCTTTATGGTATATTTATCAAGGAAAAGGCAGTCCAGTACTCAGAGTATACCATAGGTGGATTAATTGGATTGACGGAGTTTTTTATATGCCAGACGGTTTAGACTTGCTTACAGAAATACACACTAAGGTTTTGTACATAGCAGATGCGCTTGAAACCCACATTGAGCACGATGAGAAAATCCAACAAGACTTTATACGCCCATTATGGGAAACACGCATGGAGCAACGTGGCGCGGCAAAGTTTGCCATGGCTCTTTATTCAGTTATTGCGGGATTTATTGGTGCAATAATTGGAATTGTATATACGGGGCATAAATAATGGATCTCATCGGTGACATAAAAACCAATGAGGGGCTTCGGCTTACGGCCTATAATGATCAGGATGGAAACCCAACGATAGGTTACGGCCATAAGATTTTATCAAATGAAGATTTTAGCGATGGAATTACCGAGGAACAAGCGGTGGATATTCTAATAACCGATATTGATAAAGCAAAAGCGGAAATTGCCAAAGCGTTCCCATGGATTATAGGCGTTGATGATAACCGCCAAGCCATCATAACAGAGATGGTTTTCCAGCTTGGTATTGGCGGAGTGCAGAAATTCGCCAAAATGTTAAATGCCTTGCGAGAAAAGGATTACGCAACGGCAGCCAAAGAGATGCTGAATAGCGAATGGCATAAACAGACCCCTAATAGGTGCGAAGAACTTGCGGAGCTAATGCTCAACGGAGGATAGTGTGACCAATATTATCGATTTTATTCAATTACGTGGCTATACGTTTGAAGATAAGAAAGGTAATATTGTCAAAGTTTATAATAAGCATGGGGGAACGCCGCCGCGCCGCATAATCTTAAGGGCGCTTATAATGGCTCACCGCAAATTGCGAGGAGAGCACAAATGACGTGGACTCCTCCCTATGATAGCGCTATTGTCAAAATTGTCTTAGAAAGGCTTGCTGCCGGTGATGATCAGCGAGATATTTACCGGGATACCGGCGTAACTGAATCCACCCAGCGCAGGTGGCGAAAAAATAATAGGCTAGAAAAAGAATCAAATTCCATTACTGCACAGCCTGTCCCCTCCGCAATTCCCAGATTGAAAATACCAAAACCAGAAGATGCCGTAGTGTTGGCAATTCCTGATTTACATTGCCCTTTCGAGCACCCTCATGCATTGCTTTTCTTGCAGGCGGTTCGTGCAAAATACTCACCAACTCATATAATTTGTCTGGGAGACGAGGTAGACTTCCATGCCATGTCCAGATATGACCACGACCCGAATGGACTATCGGCTGGCAATGAACTAAAGCAAGCCAAGGAGCACCTAATCCCGTTCTATAAAGAATTCCCCGAAGTAATGGTGTGCGAGAGCAATCACACAATAAGAGGCCATAAGTTAGCATTTGGCTCCGGTTTACCATCCGCCTTTCTAAACCACATAGCAACCATTCTAAGCGCACCTGATGGGTGGAAATGGGCTAACCATTGGATTATTGATGGCGTGCGATATTTCCATGGCGACGCTGGCCGATCAGGGCAATATGCGCATATGCAATATCTTAAGATGTTCAAGCAATCTCTTATACATGGACATATCCACAGCTTCGCTGGTGTTAACTACGAGGGGCATCATTTTGGCGGGAATGCTGGATGCTTAATTAACGAAGATGCATATGCTTTCGCCTATGGCAAGCATTTCCCTATACGGCCAAGTCTTGGCTGCATGATGGTATTTGGCGGACATCGAGCCACATTCATCCCCATGATTACAGATATTAACGGGAATTGGGTGGGGAGTTTATAATGCTCCCAAAGTGTGAATATGCCATGTTAATACGCGCATTTCGTAGCGGCGAAAGGGAAGCGCATATATTGGGGATTGATATAGAGGTTGAAATTACTCGTATATGTGATAAAATAATTACCAAGCAAAAATTCAATGAGGAGAAGTCCAAATGACTGATGAAATTACAACTCCAGTTACCGAAACTGCCGTATTAACAGCCGGAACTGATGTACGCAAAGAAGCCGAAAATGCCGCTAAAACCCATATCAACACAATCTGGCAGAGCATTGAAAGCTGGAGCCACGAAAAGATTGAAGCGTTAATTGCAGACCTAAAAAAACATGTTTAACCGTAAATTAAGGAAATTGATTATGACACTCGCAGATGATATTGCCCAGATTAAAGCTGACGTTGCCGCCATTAAAGCCGCACCTGCACCTGTTGCAACCGTTGATCTTACTACGGTAGAAACCGCCGTAGCCGCTGTTAAAAGCGATACCGGTGCTATCCTGGCGGACTTGACACCGACACCAGTAGTTCCCGCTGCATAATGAGTGAATGGTTTAAAAAACTAATTGCAGATAAGGACGGTTCCCCTAATGAGCACATAGTCGCTGCGATATGGGGTTCCGTCGTTTTGCTGCTATTGGCGCTTTATTTAATTATGAAAGACCATGCGCCTACGCTCACTGAATATGCTGTTGCTCATGGCGGTGTTTGGACAAGCGCGGCGGGCGCTCAGAAACTATCGAGTGGGTCATGAGTAACGCAGGGATTTTATATTTAGCTCTATTCACTGCAATATTCTCATCCAGTGTAACCTATACGATTACAGCTAAACTATGTGAAGGTGAGCAGGCCGCCCTGGATTCTGCCAGCGAAAAGAATGCGCTAAACATCCAAAAGAAAGACGACGTTATCAACAGCCAGTCGGAGAATTCTTATGCGAAAACTAGCACTGATATTAATGCTTTGTACGTTGACAGCTTGCCAAGGACGACCAGTAAACATTTGCCCAAACTTTCCAGTGCCACCGCAGGAACTCAATCCCAATCTTGTGTAAGCAAAAAGTATAAGCTTACTTTACAGCAATGCGATACCGTAAAAGCCAAGGCAATAGCGTTATGGGACAGAGATACAGCCTTGTCGCAATCGCGTTGATTATGCTTTCTGGCTGCGCTAAATGCGAACCAGAAGTAATCGGTTGCCAGTCATTTCCAACCGTCCGTGAGCCGTATGGTCACACGGGAACCCGCCCTGCTGGCGGCTGATCAGCTTATCGGGTTGGGGTGATAAGTTACCTATAATACAATAAAATTGCGATGTTTCCGATTACGCCCACCAACATGAGGCATCTAGATAGAAACCTCCGTTTTGCAATACGAATAAGATCAGCATAAAGTTCTGCTTCCGTCTTCCTTACCGTATTATTGAATCTGTCGGTCATACGTTCCTATCATCTATTCGTTGCTCAAGTATGGCTCTAAGTGTTTGGTAATAATATCTACCATATGCAGGCCATCATCCCAATCATTGTCACCATGTTCCGTGCAAATCCTCCGCAACACGGAGATAACCGCCGCCCGCTCGGAAAGGCGACGGGCTTCATCCTTTAAATCAGGAAGATGCCGAATACACTGGTTGAATACCGCAAGATAAGCAGAAGCACTACCCTGCATGTAAGCCTCTTCTTCCTGTTCAGTCATGGTGTTTCATCTTTCTGATCGGTTGGAGTTACATCGCCAAACAACTCCATGTACTCTTCTTTTGTCATGACGTAAGTGCTGACCTTTCCCCATGCATAAAGCGTATCTCCGAGTTTCGGCTCGGTGAAATATAATGGCGCTGTCTTTACTACGATTTCGTCATCCATTCTGATTATCCGATTCGGTTATGCCGATAATTGAACGAACTTTTGCCAACAAAGGCGATATATTTCCTTCATCTTCCTCCCGCATTGCCATATTCGATTCTAAGACTTCCTTAAGCAATTCCTTTAGCTTTTTAATTTCATCGCCTTTGCGCCATAAGTCACTATAACTTGGCTGTTCATCACTACTAAACATTCCCATTACTCATCCTCCACATCGGTTGTATTGGCTCTATGCTTGTGGGCATCCGGCCAATCTGTTTTTATTTGGTATCTTTTAATATAATCTTTCAAAGTTGAAATGCTTATTCTTAGGTGCTTGGCAATAGTTTTCTTTGGCATACCTATGCTCAATAAACGTTCTATTTCTGGGGCGCGAGCCTTATAGATTGTATTGAATTTGTTTTCATGAACGTTGCTCATAAGAATATCCTTTAGATTATTATCTTCAGTTGTCTTTACGTTCGACTTTGCAGGGCATCTTGACGCTGATCGGATCATCCGTCCTACCAGCCGCAGTGACTCCTACACTCATACCGCAAGCGTTACAGCGCACTATCCAAGCCCCACACTCAGGCGCAGGGTAAGGAAGCTCAATGCTACAAGCAGTCAGTCCTTCCGAACAATCCATTGCTTTGCCGTTTGGGTATAATGGGTCAGCAGGGCATTGTGCTTTCCCCCTACCGCTTTCTTTGAACTCTATGGTGTGTGCCGTCTCCATATTAGTAATCACCGCCTAAGGGTGTTTCTTTGGTTAGAATTGTGGGAACTGGCGAATATTTACGCTCAAAAACATCCTTGGGATTCAGGTAAGCATAACCATCAGATTGAATGACATAGTAATCGCCAGCCATAGGCACATAGCGGCTCATCATACCATCTTCCAGAGTGATAACTTTCCCATCATCTAGGGTAATGGTGGAGTTGCTATTATCTTCTGCGAAGTCTTTTTCCTTTTTGTCAAAACTGACAATCTTAAAAGCGTCAACGATTACTGGGTTTCCTTGGTATTGCATTTCATTTACTCCTGATTAGTTGCTTCGGTTGTAAGGGATGGCAGGCCAAGCGAGTTTACCAACGTGTCCTACTCAAATTCCCGGCCTAATCTTGCGATTTCGGCATCCCCAACAACTGATTTCGGCATCCCCAACAACTGATTACGCTGCGATTGCTACGGTGCTTAAATCTTCCCAATCTTCTGCCAGCACATCTGTTTGTGATGCCAGCCAAGGCACGACATTTTCCTGTGCAGTTTTCATGGCAATGTATGCGCCATAAGGAACCAACGGAACGCCAGACTCATGCGTACCAGTTCCTTTGTTAGACCAATAGGATTTTGCTACCTCGGTTTGTGCCGGATAATTATTGGCAGGAACATAGTAAAGATACATGCCCTTGCCGTTCCATCCGGAACGTCCGACCATGCGACCTGCCTTCAATGCCTGTATTGCTTCTCCGAAATTCATAGTAGTCTCCTTTGGTTGTTGTTAATCTAAGTGTTCGATGTGTTTATTCAGTTTTAGGTTCAGGCCATTTTATTGTTGCGATCATGGCCTTCATTTGCTCGCAAGCGTATTCGTAGGTAACGGGATATGTCCAATCGCTAAATCCATATGGCGTAACCCATCCCTTCCTTTTAAGCTCAACGTCAGTTCCGTCCATAAGCTCAGGATGTGCAATATCCGCATGCGACCGAGCATGTGCTGAACTGATAAACTTCTTATCGCAATACTGGCATTTAACACTCATTCTGTTTTCTCCGGTGAGAGAGGCAGCGGCATCCAGTGGGTAGGATAAACAGGCATTGAGTTCCTTACCCACCATCCGGGCAATACGGCGTTATCGACTCTTGGGAAGTAATGCCCGATATATACGCCTTCGTTTTTATCCCATAGCAATTTAGGAATGCTATTCAGTGTTGCCGTATGGATAGGGTTCCAATACCTCAGTGATTTGCTTTTCCCCGCTTCGTATGCACCTAATACTGTCTTTAATTGCGTATCTGACAATTCATTCACAAACGTTGAATTGACATCCTCGGCAAAACGCAAAGCATGATGGTCAACCTCTGGCATTGGGTAATCAGGTACATTCCAATAAATATTTTCAGTCACGAAATTTTCCTTCCAAATTCCAGTGTTTCTCTGCCATCCAAAGCGTTATGCACAAGGACATCTTCATCGTAAAATGGTTTGCACCAGCATCTCTTACCAACCGTATGTGGGCGCAGATCATTGATCGGTGTTACTTCTGGCGGATTATCTTGCGCTAACCATTCCACGTCCGTATCTCCTATTCAGTTTGGGTGTTAGTAAGATGCTCTAACCATAATCCCGCCGCCACTCGTAGCGTTCGCAGATTGTGCATGGATATTTTAGCCATGTCCCAATTAAATGATGCCGTTAAAGCATCGCTGATGTCCTTTGGCGACGGTTTCCATGTACACGGACGTTTAGCCATTTCCTCATGCATTTCCTGTATGAAATCAATCATGGCTGAGTCCCATCCAGTATGCGTATTACATCGCTAATCTCACCATCCATCGGTGAGTCGCCATCAATCATGCCTTCGAGAACGCGCAAAGCTGTTTTAATGCGCTTTTTAAGCGTAACTACCGTTTCCTGCGCTTGTTGTAATCCATAGTTTAACTTATTGATCTCATTTGCCGCATAATTAGCATTAAACTGGCTAGGGTTATTACTCATGATGTTCTTTCCTTTTTCGAATTCTCAACGGCTTTAGGAGCGTACTTCTCAATAAATTCCGCTATTGCTCCACATACGCCATTGGTTTTTCTCAGTGGCTCAGCAAGAGAATAGATGCTGGCCACACAACTGCCGTAATTATGTAGTTTTTCTTGCATTTTCTTATATTTTTCATCTACTGCCTTATCTAAGGGACGATCATTCCACCGTTCAGGATAAAAGGCTATGCCCCGTATCGGACACTCCCAACTACTGCATCCTACTTTTCCCCAATCATATCCGCCGCGTTTTTCAGCGATAGAAGCGCATATAGGGCAAAGTTTCAAAGGAACCGCCGTTTCAGCGGGCGACAGTAGAGATGGAGTCGAACCATCGGCTTCGGCTACTTCTTGGGATTGGTGTTGCAACACGTTTCCGCTTTCACCGCACTCTGCCACTGAGCTATCTACTGTCATAATTATTCCTTCCCTACCGGAGTTCTAGTCTGTTTATTTGGTGCTTGGCCCCTAGGCGTATGGGTTTTAAGAGCTTTCACTCTGCCAGCTTATCCCCTGCTGCGGCCTAATTCGCCAAAACGCCTTCAGGGCTTCCGTATTTCTAAGTTCTAGTAGTGGTTTTACGGCTACCAGCCGTATATTGCATTTGTTCTTTTTCCAAAACCGTCAATTCTTCTACGGCATGTGAAACAAGATTCACTAGAGCATTTAATTTATCTATGCATCCATTGTAACGCTGCAAGAAATCGTCTGGATACTCCCATATCCCACTTTTCAAGTGCTGACGATTACCGACTCTTCCTTCGAGCATATTATAGAAATCATGCGTTTTCATATATTCACTTAAGTTCTAGTCTGGTTTTCTAAAAATTCTCTCAGTATTTTCCTGATAAGAATGCTGACATTTTCAGGTTCAGCAAGCTTTTCAAGCCTTTTCCACGTTTTATCGTCCATTCTTATAGATCGTATCTGCATTTTGTCCTTTACCGGATATGTATTACGGTGTATAACATCTTATAACGTTGTTATACGCTGTATGTTTGATTGAGTCAAACGATTTTTAGAACAAAAATATAGGAAATTTACAAAATGCTGACTTTCAAAGAATTATCGGGAAAATATCTGGACTGGTGCTTCAACCATCAGGCTGAACGTACTTATGCGTGGTATAAAAATTACATCGACATGGCTTGTGCGTACCAATCCATGGGCGATACACCCGCATATGACCTGAAGCCATTCCAGGTACAGGAATGGATCGACAGCCACGGTAAAGACTGGGGTAGCACTTATCGCGGCGGGGCTGTTGTCGCCATCAAGCGTGTATTCAATTGGGCCGAAGAAATGGGCCATGGTGAGGGCAATCCGATTAAGAAGCTAAAGAAGCCTACGGCGCAACGCCGCTTAAGCTACGCCAAGCAAGACGAGGTAGAGAGTTTCCTTGCTGACATAGCCCCTTCAGACCCGTTCCATGACTTCATTACATTTATGTGGGCATGTGGCTGCCGCCCCCAGGAGGCGCGTCACATCGAAGCGCGGCATGTTGAATTGGCGGCTATGCGTATCGTATTCCCAGCCAGTGAGTCCAAAGGCAAACGCGCGCCGCGTAAGATACTTCTCAACAGCACCACGATGCCAATCATTGAGAAGCGGCTGGCGCAATACTCCGAAGGTAAGCTGTTCCGTGATTCACGAGGAAACGCATGGAGCAAATACGCTGTATGTGAAAGAATGGCTGCACTGTCAAAACGCTGCGGTGTGAAGATGACCAGCTACGACCTAAGACATGGATATATAACGAAAAAGATCAAGGCTGGGGTAAATCATATGGTGATCGCACCGGCGGTCGGGCATACGGATGGTTCCATGATAGGCCGCGTTTACAGTCATGTGAGCCAAGAGGAAGCACATTTACGCGAGGCGTTAGGGGATTAACCAGCATAGACTTTTCCAGTCCCGCCGCATCGCTTACATTCATCCCTGTGAACGGGAACGGGTCTATTTGGGAAATGCTCGGCCATTACCTTTATTTGGTTTATATCGCCTCCGTAATAATGCGCTTTAGTGTAACCCGCACCTCGACATACTTTGCATTGCTCTAGAAAGCGATCAGCCATAGTCATGGGACGTTCACCTCTTATCTCTCCATCCGGCATAATTTCAATCGTATCATCCAAAGGAACTAATTTAGCGACTGGCTTTCCTGCCTTTGTAAGCAAGTACGATATTTTCCGTTCCGATATTTCGTGGAACATCTTGCCCATATTACAGCGCAGGAATTGTATAGTTACCGTTTTCATTTTATTCCTTTGTTACTTTATCAGGAAATGGATTGTAAGAAGGCTCCGAAGTATATCCATTCCCCGGCGATATTATGGTGACCCTATTAATGTCACGCTTTTTCGCCCATTCTTCATCAGCCCGGCGAAAATCTTCCTGATCGGCAATCAATACAGGCTTTCCATCTACGATTTTATAAACACCATCTGGCATTGCTACTATGACAACACCGTTTAATGTCACCATGGATACAATAGGTTTAAATTCAGTCATTATCGCTCTCCTCAATGCTGATAAATTTTGTATGTTACTTCTTGCATCAACCATCTTAGGCACGCATCTAAATTATCTCCATCTATGCAACACCGCAATCCTTCAAACTTTTCCTTATGCTTCCCATCAATAAAAGAATCAATCGCGCAACTGTATCCCTCCATCTTAGGCCCGGCGTTGATTAAGACTGTGCAAAGCAGATCATTTTCATTGCACCATTTCCTGAATTGCTCAATCATAAATACCCTTTAATGCGTTTGCTGCGATATCTACCATCATGTCGGGGTCTTTCATGCGGCATTTAGTGATGCGCTCTAGTGCATACTTCAATTTTTCGACTTCCTTAGCTTTTTCGGCATTGTGAGCGACGGTTTTTGCCAGAAGCATATAAGCAGGGTCTTCCAATTCTTTCGTCACATCGTTTCTATAAACCGGAAGCCATTTAACATATTTCAGAAAATCCGTCTGAAAGGCGTACTCTTTGCTATCGGCGCGGATAGTAGTATCTATGGTATGAGCGTTATTAGCCATTGAGAGAAATTGCATCCATGATTTTATGGCCGCTTCACTCATGTATTCGCTGGATAGCGTCCACATACATTCTTGTCTTACAACGTGGTGACCGTCCGGCAGGGGTTGCACCTGCATTTCTACGGTTTCCCGTTCGAGCTTACTACTCCTCGGCACAGGACGGTCATAAACAGGATTATCAAATACAGAACTTATACCCTGTGCAGTGTAATAGTTATTACTGAAAATTGGATCATCGTTCATAACTTCCTCCAAAATGTATAACGTGGCGCTGTCCATATCGGCGTAGCATTCCTTCGCCGGCTACCTTCATCCACCAGCAACGTAGGCCATGCCAAAGCGTTGTGATGCTCATCCCATGACGGCGTTAGACTTTTAATGCGGATGACTCGCGTGTAATTGCTTCTGGTTATAAAGTTCCAAAAACGTGTTTTCATATAACCTCCCTCGCTTTCTTGATTGCTACTAGAGCCTCGTCAATAAAAGATTGGTTACAGTAAGGCGCGGCATCACCCAGTGCTTCCTGACACTTATCCAAAGTAGTGCGGCAGGTATCTATTGCCATGTCATTTAGCTCCACTTCCACCACTAGGTAGCTGATGATATGGTACAGATTATCTCGCGCCTCCAGTGCGTAAACACCGTCGTCATGCGCCCCAAGCATGTTTTTGATTTTTTCTAGGCATAGATCACTCATTCTTTAATCTCCCCTACCGGATACTCGCTAGCATAGGCTTCCTTTAGAACGTCATAAGCCGCATCTGATTGTTGCTGGCTAGTGACGCGCCATTGAACAGCCTCCAACGGTATCTCCGCAGGCGTTTCTATGCAGGAAATATATTCTAAAGCACCTTTTAGCTTCGCTTCTCGTTTCATAGAGGCAAGGAGTTGTCTAGCTAATGCCCCAACGATATACTCCTCATCGTCGCAATAGCTTTTAATATCTTCAAGCGACAACTGATTCGTCAGTTCTTCTATATCGGTGGTCATCTTTTTGCGTTTTAAATGTGACGGATATTCTGAACGCAAAGCTTTCAAAATTACTGCGCCCAATTTACGCATACGCACATCGCGGGACAAATCTTTCCCATCGCTTTTGATTTCCCAAAGTATAGTTTGCCCCTTCGGAATCCTGTGCGTTTCATCAATGCAGTCAATTGATATTTCTATTTTCACTTTTCACCTCCGCAGTCTGCTAATGCTTGTTTAGCCACTTCTCTGCTAGAGCAATTAGGCCATGTTTGAGCATCGCCATATGCGATAGAACGCAAGCCACCAATTGCTGTTTTTAATCTCTTTTCCACCTCTCCCGATTCCCGCTTCGGGCGTGAGGTTAAAAAGGCAAACTTCATTGCCTCGTTATCGTGGTAAGGGTCATCACCAAAATCTACATTATTTCCGTTCTCACATAAACCGTGGAAATACCTATGAACGGCCAGCGTCATCGCAGCATAAGGATTATTCGGATTGTCTTTAATCCATTGGCTAAACCGTTTTAAAGTGTCCGACTCCTGAACCGGCTGTGCGGATTCCCGCACGGGTGAGGAAAGCCGCTTTATCAGACCTATCGTTTCAAGGCAGTCATGCGAAAATGATGAGTTTGGGTGCAAATCAGCCTCAAGCTGTAACCAATTAATAGCACTTTTAATAGAAAAATCATCTGGGTGTGCGGATTCCCGCTCCGTTGCTCTTGTATTCCAACCAGCGATGATCCGCTCCCTCGCATTCGGAATGCTATCTGGCAACTTGCCGCTCGATGATCCGCAAGCCCCACAACAGACGCTCCAATAGCCGTAATCGTCTTGCATGCAAGCCACGATGCTCCGGCCATCACCACAATGCGGACAAGACTTCAGTTCTTGCATAACACCTCCCATGCCGCGCACCAACCCAGATAGGCGCCTTTGTGCAAATAGTGTCCTTTAGGGGTGGTCATATTTTCCGCCTTTCACGTTGCTTAAAACTGTAAAAATCGCCCGGCCCAGCACCTTCTAATATTTCCGACTCATTTACTAATTCTTGGCTCATTAGGGCATCAAGACGCATACCGGGTCTGCAATTAGGTTCGGCCATAGACGGGGTAAACAAACGCATACACCCGTCTTTGTAGGCCGCCACATGATAATGATAATGATAATGCTTCGTATTTTTGCCCGTGATGAAATGAAGGGTTTTTAGCAAGTCACCAGAATAAATTGGATAGCCCTTCTTGTCGAAGCACTCTCCCTCTTGCTTCATCCACGGCTTAACCTCAACGAAGCTCGTAGTCAGTGGTTGGGTATTATTGGTAGTTTTTGACATCGTTATCTATCCCTAAAAGTTCTGCGTAATCTGTTCGTATATTGTGGATGGCGTACCTACCTCGCGGAAGCCCGTTACGAAGCCAGCTCAACATTTTCTTATCTAGCTTTCGCAGAGCCTTTCTGAGGGCATAATTCTCTCGTTCAAGCTCCTCAACCGTGTTCGTGTCTGGGAGCTGGGTCATTGTAGTTTATCCTTCGCTATAATCATCGGCGGCACAGGATCGAGCGATGCTTTCTCGGTGATTAAATTCATCAAGTGGTCATTCATATATCGAATCTGCTGATGGCTATCTTCCAGATATTGGCGGCGCTGGGCGAACTCGCGCTCCATGCTATCGCGCTTCCACCGAAAATGGTCTTCCAAATCTTCGATTTCAGGAAGCAACAGCCATCGCTTGAATCTGTTCCACGTTCGTACTATCAGATCGGTTTTGGTCATGATATGAAATCAACCTTTCCGTTGCGGAATCTTTTAAACATTGTCCAACCGTGGCAAGCAAACACAGGTGCTAAATCCTGAAAATAGCAATATGTTATGGCGCACGATCCAGCAGTGCAGTGCATGAACATCTGCATGTCCGAATCGTTATGAGGCTCCATCAGCCCGTCTTCACGCTCATCCAACTCTAGTATCTCGTTCATCATACTCCTGAGCCCTTTGTTCGGTTACATTGTTGCTTTGATAAATTCCGCCGCGACTTGCGGGACGATGGCGTTTCCGTAGGCGCGCAATTTATGTGCTCTTGCGGGTATCCCATTAGCCACGCGACCCAGTGGGGGTTCAACGTCCCATTGCCCTGCACCGGGTAGGTCTTTCCGTTCACACACTCCTTTAGCCCCTGCGTTTGAGGTGTCGGAAACATATGCACCGCTCTGCCCAGCAAACTGTTTACTGGAACATTCTGACAACTCTGCGCTGTTCCGTCCTTGTGATCCCTTGTTGTTGGTGTCGGCCATAGTTTCACTACTTCCAGATCGACTTGTTCCCGTAAAATCGCTGGTCGGCTTCTGCCTTTCCGTGTTGTTGTCGCCTGCCTCAGTAGGCTCTCCGGGCTGCGCTGCGGTAGATAGTCCAAGCAATTCGGAGTGGCCCACAAACCAGAGCCTGTCGCGTTTGTGCGGCGCACCGACACTGCAAGCTGGGAGTACACACGCTGCCGTTTCGTAACCTTGCCCTTCCAGATCATCGAAGGCATCGTCAAGCCACCCGTGGGCAATCGCTCCTGCAACCTGCTCTCCAAACACGACTGGAGGCTGGACGGACTTAATGAGATTAAACCATGCGGGCCAGAGGTGGCGTTCGTCGCTTTGCGCTTTGCCTTTACCGGCAACTGAGAAGGGCTGGCAGGGGCAGCTTCCTGTCCACACCCGTTGGTCATCGCTCCATCCGGCAAGTCTAAGCGCAATTGACCACCCGCCGATTCCTGCGAAGAAATGGCATTGTTCATATCCTTTGAGATCGTCTGGTCTGACATCTTTTATGCTCCTATCATCAACGTCACCCGGGGCAATATGCCCCGCCTTAATAAGGTTGCGGAGCCACTGCGCTGCATAGGGGTCAATCTCGTTATAATAAGCTGCCATTTCACCCTACCGAATCCCTCGTACTAAAGTCTTGGTTAACGATATATGGAGGATTACTAGCTTTATTTATGCACATAGCCATCACCGCCTGTAACTCAGGTGTGCATTTATTGGCCTCAGCAGCAAAAGCCGTAAGGACTAAAACGCAGTCTTTTAATGTTGGCACATCTTCCATGGGAGAGAATGTCAATTTCTCATTTCCAGTTAATGGCGTTGTGTCGTATTTCTGCTTCATTCCTTACTCCCGAAATTTACATCAGTTTGGTATGTAGACTGGCTGACCAGCCTTAATTGCCTTGAGCGCGTCTTCGCCTTTTTCGGTCAAAACAATGCGAGGCTTATGGACTGCGTTGTGTGGATAGCGGGTTTCGACAAAGCCCCACTTTTCCAACTTGGCGAACATTGCCGGGGCTAATTCACGGTGGCACCCTTCGTACATTCCACCTTCGCATGTAACCGGATAGCGCAGCGCACGGCATAGCTTCTTGCCCATGATCTGGCCTTGTGGTTTGATATCCTTGCCAGCAACTGCCTTTACTGCTGGGCGCTTGCGTTCTTCATCGCGGCACGACCTGCATGTGCGCGGGATTCCATCGCCTTCACCGAGATATTCACCGCAATATTGACAGTCATCGCCGTTCAATATGTATTCTGCGTATTCACCCATAATTATCCCTTTCTTTACTGAACCGTTAATTCTATCGTATTACGCGGCTAAATAATCCGCTATTGCCTTGGTAATTTCAGTTGCTTGTATGTCTATTTCTTCTTTGACACGATCTGGCAACCCATTAAATTTATATGGAGGTATACCGAATTTTTTCACCACCATCTTGTTATGGTTGCGAAAAAGCGTTTCAGCAATAATCGCATATACTTCATTTTCTACCATCTTAACCTCTCCTACCCATACCGTTATTCGTTAAGCCGCTTCTTTAAGTTTTTCGGCAAATTTATCTGCGCCATATCGCCCCTTAACCAGGGTAGCTATTTGCTCTCCTGTATAAGTGTCATCAAGGCTTTTTCCTGTACTTTCCACAAACATCTTTGTTCCAATCGCACAAGCGCCAGTTATAGCTCGGTAAATACCAATCCATTCTTTGCCCGTAGCTTTCTTAGGGATTTTTCCATCAAACTTAGCAACTGCTTTGTAAATTAAATCCTCACGCGCTTTTTTGATGGTCTCGCCATGCGCTGAGTTTCCATTAGCATCACTTACAACAAATAGTATTTTCCCGTTATCGGTTTTTACCTTTTTCACGCCAGCTTTATTGGATATGACACGCGAGAAGATGTTATCCGAAAAGTCAACTTCAACCCATTTACTCGATTCAACGATATACCAGCAATCAGGTTTAAGAATCTTACCATCCACAATGTCAGCTTTACCACCTATTGGGATATATTTAACGTCCTTGATGATGTATTCAGATGCCATCAATAGATTGCCTTTATCGCCTTTGACAGCAGCACGATAGCCTATGGCAGTACATCCGCTGGAGTCGCCACTGGATGCCGCCGTGCTGGAGTCGCCACTGGATGCCGCCTTGCTGGAGTCGCCACTGGATGCCGCCGTGCTGTAGTTGCCACTGGATGCCGCCGTGCTGGAGTCGCCACTGGATGCCGCCGTGCTGGAGTAGCCACTGGATGCCGCCGTGCTGTAGTCGCCACTGGATGCCGCCGTG